TGACAACGTGGAACGAAACGGAAAAGGCGGCAACGGCTCCAACGGCGGCGACGGTGCACCCGGCTGCGTGCTCATCTATTATCGTGTATACCGTGCAAGCTCTGCCGGACGGCTTGTCACCCGTGACGGCAAAGGCTTTAATGAGAAATTCACAAGAAAGGTGGTTGTGTAAATGCCCGATACTTATATATCACAGTTTAGCGGCGAAGAAATCGACGCTGCGCTGAGAGCGGCGCAAATTATCTCCGGTGCATCTACGCCTGCTGAACTGAGGAAGAAGCTCGAAATCCGAGGCGATACCATTCCGGTCAGCGCTGAGGATTCGACACTGATTTCTGGCGCCTTAAAATATCGCACAAATCCAAACCTGCTCGACAACTGGTATTTTGGCAATCCAGTGAACCAGAGAAGCGGGTACTATATTCCGGCGGGTGTAAAATACAACACTCTTTCGTGGACAGAAGCCGGAACAACCGACAAGGCTTATCCGGTTATCGGATACAGCGGACAAGACCCTCTCATCACTGTGAACGGTACAAATTATATTGTCGGTAAATCCGCGCAAGTTCCCGGCTACTGCGGCGAATGGGTTTACACCATTGACAGGTGGGAGATTTCAGAAGGAACATTGACTGTGAATGACGGCTCTATTTCCCATAGTGGCGGTCAGTTATTCCACCCGCTTTCGGATGAGCTCTCAGCCATACTTAAAGGAAAACGTTTGACCCTGAGTTTCCTTTACGCAGATGGTTCTTTGGAGTCAGCATCAGCCGTCGTACCGTCTACATGGGGGACTTGGGATGCAATAATCGATTATGCGTCTATCCGTATCTTTGGTGTCAACAATGGCAGCAGACTTTGGGTAACGAATGTGAGCTCTGCTCCCATCCTCGCCGCCAAGCTCGAACTTGGCGACACGCAGACCCTTGCTCATCAGGATTCTTCTGGTAACTGGATACTTAACGAAATCCCTGATTTCGGGGAGCAGCTGAGGAGATGCCAGCTGTATCGCTGGCGTTTTTGTCCTGCCGAATATGTCGGGAGCGCTATCGCTTTTGGAATTAGCGCAAATGCTGCCAGAGCATTGATTTACCTGCCGGAGCAGATGCGCACAAACCCAACGCTAAATTTCAATAAAAATACAGGATTGTTTTTGACTGGTGTTGATGGTGACATCTTTGGTATGACACTTGCTCTCGTTTGGACATCCCCTAATTCCATTTGTGTTGAGTTTCAAAAATCAGGTGCTTTTGCACCAAACTCAGTTTATTTTGTGAGAGGCGATGGCTCCTCTGCTATCGATATATCTGCCGACCTATAAGGAGGTGACACACCATGCAAACCCCAAAATCCCGTGTATACGTCCTTCTGGACAGTGAAAGCCGTGTGCTGCGGCTTGAGGGAGAGTATTCTCTCCCGGCAGACCTCACCGACTGGATAAAAGTCGACGAAGGATACGGAGACGAATTTTCGCTCGCGCAGAGCCATTATCTGTCAAAGCCGTTATACGACGGCGCGGTTCCGCGCTATAAGCTCGTAGACGGCGTTCTGGTCGAGCGCACCACTGAGGAAATCGAGGCGGATAAGGCGGCGTTGCCTAAACCTGAGCCAACCGCAGAAGACGACACAAACGCTATGATCGTAGACCACGAATACAGACTGACCCTGCTTGAACTGGGTCTCAACGAATGAAAGGAGCAACAAACACAATGTTATTTCGTACTTTGAAGCGCATGATCGAGAAGAACCAGACCGACGGCCTTGCAGACAAGATCGACATCTTTTTTGCAGCAGGCAAGCTCACCGAAAGCGAGTGGAACACGCTGACCGAAATGCTCAAGCAGGAGGCGTAACATGAAGGGCGCAGAAAACACCGCTGCACCGAACATGATCGTCGACGAGGTTTTTCCGTGGCAAATCAGACAGCGTGAGGACTTTGCAGAAATCCGCGAGGCGGTGCGCAAATACAAGATTACGGAACTGTATCTCACGCAGAAGTACAACAGAAAGCAGGTGGGGTATGCCGGCTGAAGTGATAACAGCGGCTCTCAGTCTGGTGGGGACTTTGGTGGGAACGCTGGGCGGCATTGCGCTGAGCAGCAATCTTTCCAACTACCGCATTGAGCAATTAGAAAAGAAAGTCGAGAAGCACAATAACCTTGTTGAAAAAACGTACAAGTTGCAACAGGATGTTACTGTGCTTGACGAGCGAATCCGTGTTGCGAATCATCGCATCGAGGACTTGGAAAAGGAGCATATTTATGAACATGAACATCAAAGTACGAGTGCGTAATCCTTGGTTCTGGGTGGGCGTTGTGTCGGTGGCTATCACCGCTATCGGTGTTGACCCGCAGACGTTTACGAGCTGGGCGGCTGTGTGGGAGGGCATCAAGGCGGTGCTCTCTAACCCTGTGCAGCTTGTTACCATGTGCCTTGCGGTGCTGAGCGTGTTCATTGACCCGACGACGGCGGGTCTTTCTGACAGCGAAAAGGCGCTGACCTATGATGCACCGAGGAAGGACAGCCATGAAGATTGATTTTATCCCCTGTGACCCGAGCAACTACCGTTCGGGTCGCGGCGGAAACGGCATTCGCTATATCGTCATGCACTACACGGCGAACAACGGCGACACGGCGGCGAACAACGGACGGTACTATCAGAACGGAAATCTGAGCGCGAGTGCGCACTATTTTGTCGACGAGAAAAGCATTGTGCAGTCTGTCCGCGATGACGACACGGCATGGCACTGCGGCGGTGCGCTCGAGAGCAGCCATCATCCACTGCACGGCATCTGCATGAACCGCAACAGTATCGGCGTGGAAATGTGCTCGGACATCGTGGGCGGCAGGTACACCATCACGGCGGCAACGGTCGACAGGGCGGTCGAGCTCGTAAAGTATCTCATGGGGCGGTACAATGTGCCTGCTGACCGTGTTGTACGGCACTACGACGTGACCGGCAAGGACTGCCCGGAACCGTGGGTGAGGGACGAAAGCAAATTCACGGCATTCAAGAAACGACTTACCGAAAGGGTGGAAGATATGACGGAAGCACAGACCCGTGCAATCGCAAAGCAGGAGATCAGGAGCGCGGCGGAGAAGGTTTACAACAGGCCGAAGGAGTGCCCGCAGTGGGCACAGGAGACCGTGCAGAAGCTCGTAAACAAAGGCTTTTTGCAGGGCGACGAGAACGGCAACCTTGCACTGACCGAAAGCCTGATGCGCATTCTGGTAATCAACGACAGGGCACACCTGTACGGCTAAGTATTAAGTAAGTTGCGACCGTTTACAACGGCTGCAAAAGATAGTATAATCCTATCAGGATTGAAAAACACATTGTTCCTGCGCTCCCCGAAGCCTTATGAACCTACATAGGGTATAGACGTAGAGGACGTGGGACGGTGTGTTTTTATAGGGTGCGAAGCGCGAAAGTGTGTCGCACCCGATTTTTATACAAGGGGAAAGATATGCGGTGACACCATAACGAGGGGATACCGCATGAAATTAACGGAATTTACAAGGCCGGAGGTGGAATACTTCCGGCGTGAATGCAATTTTACAGACGAGGAACGCGCCGTATTCGATCTACGAGTTACGGCGCGTTCTGTTATTCAGATTGCGGATACGCTGCATATGAGCGAGGCAACGGTTTACCGGCGTCTGCGGAACATCAAACGGAAAATACTGAAAGTTTTGTGACAGGTTTTCGCGCTTCCGATGCGCTATAATAGACGCATAGAGAGGGGCGATAAAGCATGAGCTACGAACAAAGACTGGAACGTATCGGCTACGACAAGCAGTGTGCGCGGCGCATTGCTGAGGACTACCGCGAGGCGGGGAACACAAAGTATCTCGACGAGTACCTTGCCTACAAGGAGCGCTCCCTTCACGAAACGGAGGTGCACGGATAATGGCTTACGGTTATCCACAGTATCCACAGCAATATCCACAACAGAATGTGCAGATGCCGCAGTACCCACAACATATTGTGCGTCCAGTGGCAAGCGTTGAGGAGGCAAGAGCGGTTCAGACCGACTTTTCGGGTGCTTTAACCATCATGCCGGACACGGCGCACGGCTATATCTACACAAAGCAGCTCAACCTTCAAACCGGCTGCGCGGATTTCGCAGCATACAGCCGTGTGCAGATGCAGGAAACAAATAAACCCTCGGAAACGGATTTGTCAAAGTTCGTTCCGAGAAGCGAGTTTGACGAGCTGAAAGCACGGTTCAACACCTTATGCGACAAGCTGGGAGGGAGCGAGGCATGATGAATATGATGCAGATTTTGCAGCTGATGCAGCACGGCGGGAACCCGACGGCGCTTTTGCAGCAGATGACGGGCAATAATCCGATGGTCGGTCAGCTGATGCAGAGTATGCAGGGCAAGAGCCCGGACGCGCTGCGGCAGATGGCAATGAACATTGCAAAGGAGCGGGGAATTGACCTCGACCAGTTTGCGCAGCAGTTCGGCATGAAGATCAAGTAAATAACTTCTTTTCAGTTTGGACGGGTCTTGACGAAAAACCGACGTGATTTTGTCATGTTCGGAGTTCGCGCGGCTCCGTCCAAAATAAACTGAAAAGGAGAATTTATAATGAGTGATGACTCTATGGCTCTGGGCTATGCACTGGGGCAGGACAGCAACAACGGCGGCGGCAATGACGGCATGTGGGGCGGTAACGGCTCGTGGATTTTCGCGTTTCTGATTATCGCACTCATCTTCGGCGGTAACGGCTGGGGCAACTGGGGCAACAACGGCGGCAACGGTGCAGGCTATCAGGGCGCGGTAACTCGCTCTGACCTGTGCAGCGAGTTCAACTTTAACGACCTGTCGCGCTCGGTTCTCGGCATTCAGAGCGGCCTGTGCGACGGCTTTTACGCCATGAACAACGGTATGCTT